GATTTTTTGATAAGACCATCAGTGAAATGTTCACTGTGGGCGGTGTTGATATCAATCTACACAAGTACCTAGGACCACAGAACACTGGTAATATCAGTGCTACAGAAGCCGGCGGCACTAGTATCACTAGTATCCAAGACATGCTGTTCTTAGAAAACCGTGATCGTAAGTACGACACTAGTGTTTATACAATGCGTACACAGTTCCGTGTCAACGACAGTGACTTTGACCTTACACAGTTTGGCCTATTCTTAACCGGCGATACTATATTTGCTACATTTCACCTAAATGACATGATCGACTCGCTCGGTCGTAAGATTATGGTAGGTGATGTGTTAGAAATGCCGTTCCTTAAAGATTTTTATCCATTGGATGATACTATTAGTGTAGCACTGAAACGTTTTTATGTAGTGCAAGATGCTACTCGTGCAGCTGAAGGCTTTAGTCCGTTATGGTATCCACACTTATGGCGTGTTAAACTGGCACCGTTAGTAGACAGTCAAGAATACAAAGACATACTTAATAACATTGACATGAATGGCGACGGTGTTATTGACAGTGACGACCGAGCACTTGGTAATTTGTTAAGCACATATAATACGCTGATTAGTATCAATGATGCTGTTGTACAGCGTGCAGAGGCTGATGTACCTGCAAGTGGGTACGATACTAGTGCTATCTATACAGAAGCGGTTGACTCAAACGGCAATCCTGTGGATCCTAGTGCTCCGGATGCAAGCACTGCGGCACGTATTGTAAACGGGCAAGTAGTAGATGCTAGTTCTACAGTAGATGATGCTAGTTACCAAACTATTACTTCACCAACCAAAGTAGAAGGTTACTTAACGGGCGATGGCCTACCACCAAACGGTGCTAGTGTTGCTGCCGGACTGAGTTTCCCGTTAGGTCCGCATGTGGGCGATTTCTACTTGCGCTTAGATTATGTGCCTAATAGACTATTCCGTTATGACGGTCGTCGTTGGGTTAAGGTAGAAGATGCGGTGAGAACAAACTTAACACCTGGTATAAACAACACCACTCAACGCAGTGGCTTTATAAACAATACTGGCAAATTTATGAGTAATGCCATTGCCTGGGACGCTATACGTGTATCAAGTCCATATACTCCACCAGCAAACGCAGCCACAGTATCATTTACTCTAAGTAACGTAAACCCATACGGTACTGTATTAACTAATGTACGTTACGTAAACACTTACGGAGTACGCACCAATCTAAACGGGTTGCCTATTACTAGTACTATAGCTAATACCACCGGCAATGTATCATTTACTGTGTCAAGTGTACTAAAAGTAGGCGACGTATTAGAATATTCAGTCTACACTCATGTAATTAACGAACGTCAGAGCTTAAGTCAGGCCCTACGTCCATCAGCGGATAACTTATAATGGCCATAGCAAATCAGCAATTTTTTTATGATGCTCAGATTGAACGCTTCTTAGCGCAATTCATTCGCATTGTATCGGGCTTTCAAGTAGAGTTTGGTGCGGACCGTAACGGTAATTTAGCCTATCAACGTGTGCCGGTGTATTGGGGTGATAGTAGTCGCCAAGTACAAATGATTATCAATAATAACAGTAGCGGTAGTGTTATGCCTGCCGTGCCTGCTATGACAGTGTATATCAATGGTATTGCCTATGATCGTGACCGTGTTCAACAACCGGACTTCGTTGGTAAAATGAATATTCGTGAACGCTACTACAACGAACAAACACAAGAGTATGAAAATAGACAAGGCAATGCTTTTACCATCGAGCGCATGATGCCTGTTCCTTATACCTTAGAACTTAAATTAGATATCTGGACTAGCAACACCAAACAAAAATTACAACTAATAGAGCAACTACAGGTGTTATTCAACCCGGCATTAGAAATCCAAAGCACCGATAATTACATTGACTGGACTAGCCTTAGTGTTGTATATTTAGACAATATTAGCTGGACAAGCCGCAGTGTGCCGATTGGTACAGAAAATCCAATCGATATCGCTACGCTAACATTTAAATTACCAGTGTGGATTAGTCCCCCTGCCAAAGTTAAGAAACTTGGCGTTATTCAAAAAATTATTGCTAGTATACATGATGATAACGGCGATCTAAACGAAAGCATACTCAACGACGATAACCTACTAGGCAATCGTCAATATTTCACTCCGTTAATGTACGGTGTACTATTAATCAACAATACATTAACCTTACTTAAAGTTAGCGAAGTTACTGATCCTAGAAACCCAGAAGTTCAAGTGACTCCTACTAAAATCGGCACTAAAGATATATGGAGTAGTTTAATCAACGTCTACGGTGAATTGCAAAATGGCATCAGTCAAGTTAGATTATTACAAGAAGACGGCATAACTGAGGTTATTGGTACTGTTAGTTATCACCCAACAGATGACACGCAATTAATTTTTAACGTCGATATTGATACTAAACCGGGTAACACATTAACAGCCATTGATGCTATCATTAATCCAATTAATATTACAGCTGCTAGTGTTGCCAATCCCAGCGTAGGCACACGCTATCTAATATTACACGACATTGGTAGTTTTAATAATGCACCCGGTGATGGCGCGATTGCCTGGCGAGGTGCAGACGGGGTTGACTTAGTTGCACATGCTAATGATATTATTCAATATAACGGCAGTCGTTGGGTGGTTTCATTTGACAGCCAGAGTGATACGAGTTTACAATATGTAAGTAACCTGACTACAGGTATTCAATATAAATGGAATGGCGATCAATGGCTAAAAAGTTTCGAGGGCGAGTACAAAGAGGGGCTGTGGACTCTAGTCTTATAGAGGGTGTGGGCACGTTTATCTACAGCACTAGTACTCAACGCTATCTATTCTTATTACGTAACAGCAAAAAGTACGCAGGCACTTGGGGATTAGGCGGTGGTGGTATTGAAGCTGGTGAACATCTACTGTCTAGCTTATATCGTGAATTAGATGAAGAGCTGGGCTACGACTTTTCAGAAACAAAAGTTATCCCCATTGAAAAATTTACCAGTGACAACGGACATTTTAACTATCACACTTTCCTTATTGCAGTCGACGAAGAATTCGTTCCTATTTTAAATAGTGAACATCGTGGATATTGTTGGGTAGAGTTAGAAGATCATCCCAAACCCTTGCATCCTGGGGTTTGGCGTACTATCAATTTTGCCAGTGTTGTAGATAAAATTAAAACGTTAGAAGCAGTCTTATAGGTCGCACTCTAATACAAGCTGTCTAAACGTAATCTGTCTAAAATTTAAACAAGGTTTAAGTTCTTCTGGTATTAGATTGGTACCTTTTGGTGTTACCCATACAAAGTCTACATCATCGTAGGTATCAATTACTTTTTTATGGTTCGAAATCCACTCACTATGTTCTATAGTACTATCTTTAGGGTCGTATCCTTTAGTACCAGCATAGACATTATTATTCCAACCCGGCTCGTGTCCGTCAAATCCTATTAAATAGATTTTTTTGTGTTCATCAAATGCAGCAATATATGCGGCTGTAGTGCCAGCATCGGCATAGACGTCATATGGTATCAGATAAAATTTACCTGGAAATTCTAATAAGTGAATGGCACCAGAGTAAACTATATGTTCGTTGGTATAGCTACTGTCCGCTATTTCATCTACAATACCGTTGTTGCCCACTGCTATTAAAAAATCAGGAGTAAAATCTCTATATAGTGCATTACACCCATAGGTTTGAACAGTTCTTGATCCCAATAAGCCGCTGGCTTTTTTAAGATTTTGTAGATCAAATCCTAAGCGATTAACACCATTACCAATTACCACAGCGATATTAGAAATTTGTCTGTTAGTCACACGATTGGGTACATTCTCAGTGACAGTTTTCCACACACCACCATTTAGACTGCGTTCAACGATGATATCTTCACCGGTATACCCTCGACGATACTTCTTATTTAGATGTAACATTGATCACCTTTATACTATGTATGTTCCCATTGCTTTAACGTTTGCATTAGTTACGTTTGTTGTAGTTGTAAAGTACACTTGTACATTGCCACCAACCACGTTAGCTGTTAATCCGCCCATATCAATACCGTTGCTTACTACAGCGTAGGTTGTCATATAGGCATTACCAGCACCATCAGTGGTTACAATGGATTCCATACTTTGGAAGTTTGTAGCACCTTTCTTAGCACTAACTAAGAACTTAGCTGTAGTGTATGCTGTTTGGCTGTAGGTTGCAATAACGTATGGCGTGTTATTGGCTGCAATATTAACTGCACCTTGTGTGTAGGTTATTTTATTATTATCTAATAAATTAACATCGCCAGCTTGATTTACAAGTATACGTTCTATTGTTGCTGTTGTGCCTGTCCAAATTTGTACACCATCATTGGCAGCAATAACTTGGTTTAGTCCGCTACCACTACCAAGTGCACCAATTGTCGACGTAGTTGCTAGCACACGAACGTCAATTACGTCAGTTGGTGCTGGCGGTTCTGTAAATGTTAATGTTGAATTAGTTACTTCGTATGCTAATACTGGGAACTGCATCACACCGTTAATGCTTACAAGGGTAGCCGATGTTGTGCTGTTAGCCTGTATTGTAAATGTTGTATTAGTACCGTCAACATTACCGTATGCTCCGCCTACATTACCTGCAAACTGACGGTCACTAATAATAGTAAACACAGAACCTGCTGTTTGCCATTGTGTGCCATCGTAGAATTCCATGTTGTTAATGGTAGTGTTGAAGCGTATCATACCGCGAACATCAAGATTACCCGATGCGCCGGGGCGTTGACCTGTTGTACCAATTGGTAGTAACATAGAATCAGTGCCGTTAATTTTTACCGTACTACCCAGTTGCGGAGCAACATTACTACCACCGAGTACTACCGC